AGTTATGAGCGAAGACAGTTATGATATCGAGACTGGCGTTGCAGCTATGAGCCCCGAAGAGATTAAAAAACAAAAAATGGAAGATCGAATAGATAGGATTGGTCCAGAAGAGCAGGAACTCGCACGCAAAGTTTTAGCCGGCGAAGCAGGTATGGGCCAGCTTAGTCCTGTGGCCCAGGGAATACTACTGGATATAATATAAAATGAAACTTACAAAACAAAAATTAAAGGGATATAATATAAAATGAAAATCACAAAACAACAACTCACAAAGGATTTATAGATAAAATGAAAATATCTAAATCCAGAATAAAAGAAATCATCCAAGAAGAGATCGTGAAAGAGATCGAGTTTAGAACTGGCGTGCCAGAAGAAGATATTCTTACTCACGGATCGGATCTTGACAAATATCCAACCACAAAGGAAGAAGAAATGTCTGAGGCTATTTCCCAGATCCTTGAAGATTTATTAGCTGATGCTGTCGAGGGGCAAGGTGGACCACCTAGAGACATGTGGATGGCAGGCTATGACGATGAACTTAATGACGAGGCAATGCGCCTGCGTGATAGGATTCTAACCGCAGCAGATGAAGTTATTGAGCAAGAAGAAAGAAAACGATAAACCAGAGGACTGCTTTAGTGAGAATTACTAAATCCCAATTGAGGCAGATTGTTTTAGAAGAAGTTAGGTTTACTTTTGAGGAAGCGGAAAAGAGATCTGATAAATATTTTTTTGATCAAATACCCGAAACATGTGAACTACATTACAATAATTTAATTGTAGAAAAGGGTAATTCAAAATACGGAATAGTAGCCGCGTATAGACATTTTACTGAAGGAATTAAAAGCAACTCTTTTGCAAATCCTATAAAGGTTGTTTGGATTAATGAAGAAAACAAGTTTCTTGTCGTTGATGGCTTTCATCGTTTGGTAGAGCGTCTGTTGAGAGGAGAATATAAATTTTTATGTGAAATCGATTGGACAGGTTTTAGCAATCGCTGGAAGCTACCAGAAAGTTATGATCGATTGATACTAGAAGATATATTTAATAAAAATAACCAATGAGCTTTCAACTAGACAAGAAACAAAAAGTAAAGGAAATATTAAAATGCGGGAAAGATCCAGCTTATTTTTTAAAGACATATGCTCGTATTTCTCATCCAATGAAAGGGCTTATTCTATTTGACACGTATGACTTTCAAGACTCTTTGCTTGGTGATTTTAACGATTATCGTTTTAATGTTATTTTAAAAGCACGCCAACTTGGCATATCCACCGTTACAGCAGGATATATTGTATGGATGATGCTCTTTCACCGCGATAAGTCTATTCTTGTTATGGCAACTAAGTTTGCAACGGCCGGAAACTTGGTAAAGAAAGTCAAAGGAATTATGCGCAATCTCCCCAACTGGTTGAAGATCGCCACTATTGATGTTGACAACCGGACTTCGTTTGAACTTTCAAATGGTTCTTCTATTAAGGCGGCCTCAACATCGGGAGACGCCGGCCGCTCGGAGGCATTGTCTCTTTTAGTGTTAGACGAGGCTGCACACATTGAAGGCCTAGAAGAGTTGTGGACCGGTTTATATCCTACACTGTCCACCGGTGGCCGTTGTATTGCTTTATCAACTCCAAATGGGGTGGGAAACTGGTTTCATAAGACCTGCACCGACGCAGAAGCCAACGCCAATAACTTTAATTTAACGACATTGATGTGGGATGTACACCCAGACAGAGATGGAGAGTGGTATAAGAAAGAAACTAAAAACATGTCCAAGCGCCAGATCGCACAAGAATTGCAGTGCAATTTCAATACTTCTGGAGAAACGGTTATTGATCCAGGTGATATGGAGTGGTTATTATCGCAAGTAAAAGAGCCAAAATACCGCACAGGATTTGATCGAAACTTTTGGATTTGGGAGGAGCATGATCCTACTTGTAATTATTTGATGGTGGTTGATGTGGCCCGTGGTGACGCATGCGATTATTCTACTTTTCATATTCTCAAATTAGAAACATTGGAGATTGTCGGGGAGTATCAGGGTAAGCCAACACCAGATATGTATGCCAACATGTTGAATCAAGTAGGTAGAGAATATGGTGGGTGTTTAATAGTTGTTGAAAACAACAATATTGGTTATACAGTTTTAGATAAATTAATAGAGCACCAATATCCAAATATTTATTATTCTATTAAATCAACACATGAATATATTGATCAGCACCAAGCGGAAATAAGAAATAGTGCTGTGCCTGGCTTCACCACATCTATGAAAACGCGCCCACTCATCGTTGCGAAATTAGAAGAGTTTATCAGAAACAAACTAATTAAAATATATTCTTCAAGACTAATAAACGAAATGAAAACTTTTATTTGGAAAAATGGTAAACCACAGGCTATGAAAAGCTATCACGATGATTTAGTGATGGCTCTTGCCATAGGTTGTTGGGTGCGCGACACCGCACTCCAAGCAAACGCGCGAGAATTAAATTATCAAAAAGCATTTTTGAGCGCTATAAAAACAACGAGCACATCATTTAATACAAGGATAAGTGGACAAGAAGGCTACAAAAAAGATAACATTCTTGATAAAATGAATGACGCGCAACAAATGTATGAACAATTTAACTGGATTATAAAGTGAGAAAATAAATGCCACCGAAAGGAAAGAATCCCCACAACCCACAGTCTGATTTATTTAAAGCCTTAACCCGGCTTTTTTCTGGTCCGATTATTAATTTCCGGTCTCAGTCTGGCCGCAGAATTAGAAGACAACATTTAGATAAGTTTTCTTCTCGTTTCAAAACTGCTTCAGGTCAGCAGTTTAAGAAGACACTATACAACCCCTTGGATGTAATTGCGTCTAATGCGATAGCCAATCAACGACGTTCTGAAAGATATATTGATTTTGATCAAATGGAATACACTCCAGAGATTGCATCGACAATGGATATTTATGCAGATGAAATGACAACTTATTCGGAGCTTCGTCCGATGCTTAATATCAAATGTCCTAATGAAGAATTGCGCGCAGTTTTAGATGTGCTTTATAGTAGTGTTTTAAATCTTGATTATAATCTTTTTGGTTGGGCCCGAACGATGTGTAAGTACGGCGATTTCTTTTTGTATTTGGATATTGATGATAAATATGGTATTAAATCAGTAATTGCTTTGCCCCCTCAAGAAGTTGAAAGATTGGAAGGAATGGATAGCACAAATCCAAATTATATTCAATATCAGTGGAACTCTGCAGGAATGACATTTGAAAACTGGCAGATCTCTCATTTTCGTATTTTAGGAAATGATAAGTATGCCCCATATGGAACATCAATTCTAGAGCCCGCCCGTCGCATCTGGCGCCAGCTAACTCTTATGGAAGATGCCATGATGGCATATCGTGTTATTCGCTCTTCAGAAAGAAGGCTGTTTAAGATTGATGTTGGTGCGATTCCTCCGCAAGAAGTTGAACAATATATGGAAAAAATTGTTACTCAACTTAAACGACATAGCGTTGTAGACCCCAAGACGGGCAGAATCGATCTCCGATATAATCCGATGAGTATTGAGGAAGATTATTTTATTCCCGTTCGTGCTGGTTCCGCAACAGATATTACAAATCTTGCAGGTGGCGCCAACACAACGCAGATTGACGATGTCAAATATCTTCGTGATAAATTATTTTCCGCCCTTAAGATCCCTCAGTCATATCTTACAATGGGCGAAGGCGCGGAAGAAGATAAAACTACGTTAGCCCAAAAAGATATTCGTTTTGCTAGAACTATTCAGCGCCTTCAGCGTGTGGTAGTGGCCGAACTAACAAAAATTGGAATCATTCATCTTTACACATTGGGATTTAGAGGGGATGATTTACTTTCATTTAAATTAAGCTTAAACAATCCTTCTAAGATTGCCGAACTTCAAGAGCTTGAACATTGGAAAACAAAGTTCGATACAGCCGGCGGGGCAACAGAAGGCTATTTCTCTCGTCGTTGGGTTGCTGAACATATGTTTGGAATGTCTCATGAAGAATTTATTCGCAACCAAAGAGAAATGTACTATGACCGTATTCATGATGCGGCATTACAACAAGTTGCCGAAGCTGCAGCCGCAGAAGGTGCCGCCGGCGGACCACCGCCTGGCGGCGATCTTGGTGGTGATATGGGCGCCCCCCCTGGAGGCGAAATGGGAGGCCCTGAAGAAATGCCCGCCGGCGAAGCAGGCGCACCGGAAGGGGCCCCCGCGCCCGAAGGCGGTGGCGAAGAATCCGCACTTTTAGCAGTTCCTCCCGGATCGCGTGACGCGCCACGTCTGACGCCAGGGGCGAGAGGCAAGGTTTATCATCCCGTAGATCGCGACAAGAGAGATGTCGGTGCTAGAAAGCGTTCGTGGGCATCTCAGTATTCAAAAGAAAAGGCGAGTAGTACGATTAGGAATACAATGCCGGGGTACGCTGATGGTCTTAGGTCCTTGGGAAAAGGAATTGTCCCCATGGGAGAGGGTATTTACGAACAAGACCAATCTACTTATAGTTTGAGAGAGCAAACAGAAGAAAAGCAATTGTTTACAGTTACCGAATCTGTTCGTAATCTACTTAAAGAACTGGAGAGTAAAGACTTAATAACGGAGCAAAAAAATGAAGATAAAACACAACAAGAAACGTAATACAGCATTTGTTTACGAAGCGCTTGTTAAAGAAGCTACTGTTGCAATCTTAAAAAACGATTCAGAAAGAAGAGACAAAGCGATAAAAATAATAAAAAAGCACTTTAAACCTGGAAGTGTATTGAGAAAAGATTTAGATTGCTATCG